AAAGTTACGGTCTAGAAAACTAGACTGCTCCTTAGTGGGATAAATTCGGTATTTGAATGCTTTAAGAACTAATTGAGTCATAAATTATATTGGATTATATAGTTTATTTAATGTTTTAAGTTTACTATATAAATTATATTAAAATTGTATAGTTATTTATGGTAATTAAAATTTAGTCATATATATATTGAACCAGTATAAAGTATTTACGCATTAGTCCAATTTATTAACTACCCATATAATGCCGTATGCTAAATACGAGTAAATTTGGTGAAAAACTATAAATATCTTTATATAGTGTCATACGGCACTTACAGGAGTAAAGATATGTCTATTTCATCGCTAACCAAATTTACCGTACCTTTGGCAACTAACCAAAGTGCATCCACCCAAGGTATGTTGATGCCGAAACTAAAGTTTCGCTATCGCGTCACTTTTGAAGGTTTCGGTGTAAGTTCTGAACTTGTTGAACTTACAAAGCAAGTCAAGACTTTTAAACGTCCAAACCCAACCTTTGAAACGATTACGATTGATGTGTATAACAGTAAAATTAATTTAACTGGTAAACCAAAATGGGAACCAGTTTCTTGCGTACTTCGTGATGATGCAGTAGGTAATGTAAGCAAGTTAGTCGCTGAACAGTTGCAGAAACAATTTGACTTTATGGAACAATCCAGTGCTGCTTCAGGTATTGACTATAAGTTTATTACTCGACTTGAAATGCTTGATGGCGGTAATGGATCACATGAACCAGCAGTATTAGAGACTTGGGAAATGTATGGTTGCTTGTTGTCTGGCGTTGAATACGGCGATATGGATTATGCGTCAAATGATCCAGTTGAAATTACGCTTAACATTATGATGGATAACGCTTTACAGAAACCACAAGGTAGTGGTGTCGGTATTGATGTAGGAAGAACGCAAGGCGTATCCTCAAACTAACAACACCGTTAAGTCTCTAAGGTGAGATGAAATAGGGCCAAAAAATTGGCCCTATTTCTTTGGCATAAATACTATTATGAGTACACAATTTAAAGACTGGAAACATGCCTCAAAGTTATTTGTTGCCAACCATTATGAGTTAGCTCCAAAATATACCTTTCTGTATCATGTATTTTTTGATCTGGCAGAGGGCAAAGGTAGTCAGCAAGTCGAGTTAGGAATGATGGTCAAGCAAGTTGGGCTACCAAAATTTTCCATTGATACTAAAACTCTAAATGCATACAATCGTCCACACATTATTCAAACTAAGATTAACTACGATCCAGTTACAATACAGTTTCACGATGATAGTGCTGACAGAGTAAGAGATTTTTGGAACGATTACTATCAATATTATTATCGCACTAGTGATCATGGCAGCAGCGATGATTTATCTCAAATGAGCAGAGTTCACGAAGAGATCAATAATGTTAGAGGGGTCAATGGATGGGGGTATGCTGCTCGCAATAAAGCACCGTATTTAAAAGCTATTAGAATATACAGTTTACACGACAAAAATTTCAGTGAATACACCTTAGTTAATCCAATAATAAAAAGTTTTCAACATGGTGAGCACAATGCTGCATCTGGTGGTGATGTAATGCAGCATACTATGAATGTAGAATATGAAACTGTGTTTTATAAATCTGGATCGCTATCAAATCTAATATATGGATTTGCAGAATTACATTATGATGATGAAGATAGCCCGTCTATTACAGAAAATTACGCTGCTCAAGTAAATGATATTAGACCAAAACCAGCGAATGGTATTTTTGGTAATAACGTAACTAATGATGGGAAAATGCCTGGGAGTTCGGCTGATGCGCCCAGCCCCTTTGGCTTAAATTTAAATTCTATGCTTAAAAAGGTAGCAACAACTGGATTAAAAGCAGTATTAACAAACTCGTCCAACCCATGGGGGTCTATCAAGTTGCCAGTTATTGCCGAATTAAATAAAGTTGGTGGAAATATACTTACTACAGTAAGTGGCGGGTTAATAACTCCAAGATTGACTGGCAGCACTAGTATTAATCAAGCGATTTCTAATATTAAATCCACTCTACCTGCTAACATACTGAGTAAAGTGACCTCCAGTAAACAGTTTAACGATTTATTTTCTGGAAAACCTCGCGACAACACTGCATCTAATGTCAACGTAGAGCCAGGCCAAGGTTCTGATACACATCCATAATAAGGCTATTTAAATGCAACCATCAAATCTAAGTAATAAAAAAATAACTGACAGCACGACAGATTATTTTAACAACTTTTACAATGAAAGATACGAACTTTCACAAAATGAAAATGAGGTGGTGGTTAGCTATTTTGAAAAAATAACTGGTAATAAAGCAAGTGCATCAGCATTAGCGGGAGCGATGATTTATACTGCAAAATCTCAAGGTCTTGATATTATGGATGTAATAGGCAAGTTTGCAGGGTTAACTGATAATCAACTCACAAGTTATTTGACGATGTTTTTAAACTTAAACCGCGTCGGGACTAGCCTAGTAGGGCTAGTAAACATTGCCCCAACTAATAAGTATATTACTCGCACCCTTTTGCCATAATATGTCAAAATATGCCCAAGGGAAATATATACCCAAACACCCAGAAAAATATGTAGGAAATCATACTCCGTCGTATAGAAGTTCTTGGGAGCTCGCATTTTTTAATTTTTGCGATAATCACCCTAGCATAACACAGTGGGCGTCAGAGAGCATTCGGATTCCATACAGGAATCTGCTTACTGGTAGGAATACGACTTATGTGCCTGATATTTTTATGGTTTACCTTGACGCTAACGGGGTGTCACATGCTGAGTTGATTGAGATCAAACCATCTGCTCAATCTACTCTGGAAGCAGCAAGGTCTCAACGGGACAAACTAGCAGTAGCACTCAACATTGCAAAATGGACAGCAGCGAGAGCATTTTGTGCTAACACTGGCCTTACCTTTCGCGTTGTAAGTGAGAAGGATTTATGGGCTGGCGGAAAAAAATAAATACGAGATTCGAGGAACCACATGAGCAAAAAACTAGAGGATTTGTTTAACTTACCGTCAGCAAAATCCATTGATCAAGCAGATGCAGAGACTAAAAAAGAGTTGGAGGTAGTAGCTGAACAGCAAGATATCATTGAAAAAATAGATGCCGCGACTGATAAAATAGATGCTGCCTTACCAACGGTCACTGATTTAACTGCGTCAGACCAAGAAATGGATGAGTTGGCGAAACTTGCGACTGAAAACTTTACTAACCTCATGGACTACGGGATGAATGTGGACCCAAGAGTGAGCGGCGTGATTTTTCAGTCAGCAAGCTCGATGCTTGGACATGCACTGACGGCCAAAATGGCAAAGATGGACAAGAAGCTCAAAATGGTTGACTTACAGCTCAAGAAGGCTAGACTAGATCAAGTTGACCGCCTTAAAGCATCAGCTACTACGCCACAAAATGACGACACCATAGAGGGCAAGGGCACCGTAATAGACAGGAACGCTCTACTACAGACCATATTAGCAAACGCCGCAAAAGCTCAGCAAAATGGATAAATAACTATAGAATTGGACACATTCATGAAAACCTTTACACATTTTCTAATAGAAGCAGCAGAAGCTAAGTCTTACGAGTTTAAGATTAAGATCGCCTGCCAAGACTTTGATGACGATGCTCACGATCGCTTAGAACACGCATTGAAAGCATACGACTTAGACAGCCTAAGCAACCCAAAACACTTGCCACCATCTGACCATTCGTTAGATTTCCCTGCCCACCCTGAGTTAGATGTATACTTGTTTACGGCAACTCTTAAACTGCCTTGTACGGATGCTCAAGTTAGACAAGTAATAGGTGAGCAAGGTAGATTCCCATTGGCATGCGTTGTGGTTACTCCTAAAAACAGTCCAGAAGAAATCATGAGAGATCTTGATGAAGAGATGGGTAAAGCAAAGGGCGACATCCTAACTAAAGATTTAGAAAAGGGTGTAGATGGGCAACCACAAGTTGGGCAAAAACGCTTGGATAGCATGTTGAAAGAACTTGAATCGCAGAAGATGGAATTTGCCAGCAAGAAAAAAGAACCTGCTCCAAAGACGACGAACGATCTCGCACAAAATAACAACGGCCCAGTGGCTAAGAAAGGCATAAAATAAAATGAGAAAAATATTAAACAAACTGTCAAATATTGCTGCTAAAGATTCTACTGAACAGTCGCAATCAGCCCCTATAACTAGCACCACTGGTAAAAAATCACTGAATGAAAGTCAGAAAAGTAGTAATCAAGTTGATGAAGATTTCAGGAAAGTCACTGATCCAACAGCATTAAAAGTTAAAGCGATCGCAACAGAGTTCTTTGGACCCCCATATAGTACAGCGCGTATTAATGGAGGGACGGTCTACCGTATCAGTATCCCTATTAGAGGCTTGGTCGATATTTATAGACATGTGCCGCTATCAACAATTAAACCGGAAGATAGGCAAATAATGAAGGATAGGCGTGATCAATTCATTGATAAAGTAACACAAAATGGTATAGATCCAAGTTTAGTTGATGTAAAATATCACGTTGGTGCAGGAGTATATGCAAGTGTTCGTGTCAAACTTGCACCACTTCCACCTGCATACTATGAGATTGATACGCAAAATAAAAGTAGTAATCAAGTTGATGAAGTATCAGCAGCAGCGATGGGCCATGCAGCAGAACGCGAGTTTGCGAATCAAGATTTCGCAGCACCAGCACAGCGTCATCAACCGTCACTACAAAATAGTCAAGCACAGCGTAAAGTGTATATTGTGATGAAGGGTTCAAACAAAAAAGTTGGGCAAGCATATACTAACTTTCAAGATGCTCAACGCGCACGAGCAAAAATGCCTAACCCAGAACAGTATAGCATGATTAAGGAAGATGGAACCCCTATATCTGAGAAAAAGATCATGGAGCTGAGCAAAAATAAGGTGGGGGCAAACACTAAGAAAACAAACGAAAGTAAATCACGCCGCGCATTTAAAGTAATAGCAGAGGGCGCGGAGTTCAATGTGTCTGATTCAGGTCTAGCAAGAGTGTTGAAGCGGTTTCCACATGAAGTGAAAGTTTTCAAAGATGGTGGTGATTTAGGTGACGCATTGTATGACGCATTATACGACCACTATAGCAGCACTGGTGAAATGCCGTATGGCACGATGAAAGCTCGTGATGGTGATCCATATGAGTGGGTATCGCAGCAACTAGATCGTGATATATCTTACGACACTGGGTTGACTGAAGGCTCTGGTGTAAACTCTGACATTGAAGGTATACTTAAAAAATATCCTTACGAAGCAAGACAGTTCCGTGAGTTTGGCGAGTTAGATGACAACGAAATGTATCAAGAGTTGTTCGACCATTATTTGAATTCTGGTGAAATGCCTTACGGTGTAGCCAAGGCCCGCACTGGTGACCCAGTTCAATGGGTCGCTAATAGACTAGAAAAAGATATTGGATTAGATGATGACGATGATGACGGGTATATAGACTCAGCCAGAGAGTTATCAAGCCACGAAGACTATGCCCCTCCAATGGAAGGCATGGGTGGTGATGTAATGCCTCTTGAGAGCGTTGGTGACAATTTTGACAATGACTATAGCGATGGTAATTTTAAGAATGATGGCTACGAGATGGGAAAGCATGAAGAAGATGAAGAAGATGATGAAGATGATGATTTTACTGATTATACGATGCGTCAAGGTGAAATGGGTAACCCAGACCGCAATAGAGGAGTGGACGAGAGCATGCTAATGGATGATCAAGAGCAAGCCGTTACTCATAAGTTGTCTAGTTTGGGATATGACGAAGGGTTAGACTTCTTCTTTGAAAATGGCGAGTTGACAGTAATTGGTAAATCAACAGCTATAGCTATTGTTAATGCGTTAAAAGCAGATAGTGGCATTAATGGGGCTCCAAGTATTTCTGGCATAGATGGTGAAGAAATTCATATCTCCTTTAACTCAGATTTAGGTGAAGGCTTGGCAGACGATTTTGCGGCAATGGCTAATAACATGAAAAATAAAGATGGCTCTCAAAGATTTCATGCTAGGGTGGTAACACCCGATCAAAAGCGTCAAGAACGCGCAGAGTTAGACGCCAAGCGTGCGGCAGACGCAGCGGCAAGGCCACCAGTTGCTCCAGGTCCAGACACAACTAATAATGGTAGCTTTGGTGACACCCGCGGCTACGGCCAAGGACGCTATATGGGCGATAGCAAAATCAATAAGGGCAATATGTTAAACGAAGACGCAAATATGAATCTCAATGTTTCTGGCACAGACGATGTGTTGGCAGTGTTGCGTAAGTTGAGCGGATTGCCTGGTGATGAAACTGCTACAGAGGTGAGTCCTGATGTTAGTGTAGATGACTTTAGTGATGATGCCACCAGTGTTGATGACATAAATCAAGAACCATCAATGCGTGGCATGATGGACATGATGTCTGCTGAACCTGAGTTAGAAGTTGTCCCAGAGTTAGCTGCTGATGCTGCTGCTCCTGAAGTTGAGGTAGAAGAAGAATACGCAAACGAACCTGACGAAACCTTGCTTCCAGGTTACGGTAGTGCTCGCGGTGACAAAGACGGGCAGGGTCGTTCTTACAAGATGACTAGCCCGGGCAACAACCCAATGGCAGAAACTCGTAGCCTAATGCGTCAATACAAGGGGATGCTATCAAGCATTAAAAAATAATGAAAACATTCAAAGAATATTTGCCAGAGTCGTTTCTTACTGAACTTGGTGCTGGGCCCAATGATTCCATTAGCCCAGTGTCTGGTGCTGAATCTAATGGCTACCCAGACCCTGCTGAAAGTGAATTTGGTAACAGAGAGTTAAGCGTTGGTGATCCAGTCATCATCACTGGTAATGTTGAGTTCTCTGGTAAGACTGGTGATGTAGATGATTTTGGAAGAGATAAACATTTCGTTATCGTAAAGCTCTACAATCATGGCAAACACAGTTTTCATGCGTCAAATGTAGCCTACAACGATTACGCTGATGAAGAGAATGAGGGCGACGATGACACAGATGAAGACGATCGCGCCCTTTACGATTTGCGGAAACTAAGCGGGTATTAAAAACATGTTTCTTGAACCTGGCGACAACCCCGATGACTACCCTGTATACCCTGAAGATGATGGGTATGACAGTTACAAAAATCCTTTCTCACCTGTGGTTACCTACTAACTAAAATGGCAAAATCTTTAGATGGCGTCCTAATAAAATCAGCACACAAACCTGAGTATTATTCTCAGGAGCAAATGGCTGAGTTTTTGCAATGTGCTGATCCAGTAACCGGACCATCGTATTTTCTAGAAAAATACTTTTATATTCAGCATCCCGTCAAAGGTAAACTATTATATGAGCCATACGATTATCAACGAAACCTGGTAAAGTCCTACAACGATTACCGATTTTCTATTAACCTACTTTCTAGACAATTAGGAAAGTGTTTGGAAGGTGACTCATCTAGGATAAATATTCGAAACAAGCAAGGTGAAGAATATGAAATCCCAATTGGAAAATTTTACGAATATCAGCAAGCTAAACGAGATGGAACAGATATCCCCGATATCTCGTGCTACAAAAAAAATGTAAGCATTGCAGCGTGGAGTTTACCCCCTTCGTCGAACAGGCAGGTATATTGCTCATCTATCTGTAAAAATGCTGCGAAGAATGTATAACCTTTCTGACAACATAACTCGTAAATTCACTGATGTAGTGGATATAAGTGATGACGGTTGGGAAGTCATGACCGACACTGGGTATGAACCTATATCCGATATAAAGCAAACAGAAGAATATGAAATATGGGAAATGATGCTGGTAGATGGCACTGTATTACGCTGTGCAGATAACCATATTTTATTTGATGAAAATTTTCAAGAGATTTTCGTATGCAGTTTGAAATCTGGCGACTGTATCCAAACACAGAGTGGGCCACAAATAGTCGAGCATGTCATAAACACGCATCACTTAGTGAATATGTATGATTTGGGAGTAAACTCTAATAATCACAGGTTTTATAGCAATGGAATTTTAAGTCATAATACTACAACCGCCGCAGGATATCTGCTGTGGTTTGCCATGTTTAAGCCTGACAGCACTATTTTAGTGGCAGCCCATAAGTATGCTGGCGCCCAAGAAATCATGCAGCGTATTAGATACGCATACGAGTCTACACCGAACCATATTCGTGCTGGGGTAACAAGTTATAACAAAGGCAGCATAGAGTTTGAGAACGGCTCTAGAATTATTTCAACCGCAACAACTGAAAACACCGGGCGTGGTTTGTCTATTACCTTACTTTACCTCGATGAGTTTGCGTTTGTGAGGAATACCATTGCGCAGGAATTTTGGACTTCTATTTCGCCAACCTTGTCTACCGGTGGTAAAGCAATTATTACCTCTACTCCAAACTCTGACGAAGATCAGTTTTGGCAACTTTGGTTAGAAGCAAACAAGACAGTAGATGAGTTTGGCAATGAAACTGGCATAGGTAGGAACGGGTTTAAAGCGTTTACTGCATTGTGGAACGAACATCCAGACAGAGATCAAAAGTGGGCCGACGATGAGTTAGGTAGAATAGGATCTGAAAAGTTTAGCCGGGAGCATTTGTGCCTCGCGCAAACTACACTGATAGATCTATTAGACTCCGCTGGAAATAATATTAGTATGTCAATTTCAGAATTGTTTAATTTGGCATAAATAACTATATTAGAGAACATAACTTATGCGCGCTATTTACGAAGAGTCAAAAATAGATAACCACCTTTACTGCCGCGCCAATGGGCAGTTTACTCGACATTTGCGAGAATACAACCTATCGTATCAAGATTATTACGAAAAATACATAACTGGTATTGCACCTACATGCAGGTGTGGTAATAAATTAACCTTTTACCAACGCAATAATTCATATGCAAAAAGTTGTGGAGCAGATGCATGTGTTGGCAAATCGATAAGTGCATCCAAGCAGAGCAGTCCATTGGAAATCAAACAACAGCAATCAAAAAATTATAGTGCTGCACACGCAAACAAAACTACTGAGCAACTAGCATTTGAACATGAAAAAAGAAAAGCAACATGCTTATCAAAATATGGTGTTTCAGCAGTAACACAATCCGAAGAGTTTAAGAAAAAAGCTAAATCGTCAAAACTTGCAAAATACGGAAATGAATATTATTCTGGATGGGAAGCCTCGTCTCGAAAAAATAGAGAGAAAACTGAGTTAGAGCAAATCGCAATAAACGATAAACGAAGAGCAACTAATTTGTTAAAATTTGGTGTGCAGTGTTCTTTTTTGCGGCCCGGTGTATTATCGAAAGCAGCAAAAAGCAATGCTACTGGCAAGGATTTTACTCTACCATCTGGTAAAGTAATTGGACTTCGCGGTTATGAACATTTAGTAGTAACACAGTTATTGCAGAAATACTCTGAAACAGAATTGATATTGCATGATCAGTATACGAGTTATCAATTGCCGACATTTTCATATATTGACAATAGGCGGCACCATTTAAAATATTATCCGGACATATTTATACCTTCTGAGAATAAGATAATTGAAGTCAAAGCAAGATGGTGGTGGGACGGTAATGGTGAACCTAAATATACTACACGATTTGAAAATAATTTAAAAAAACGAGCAGCAGTATTAGAAAAAGGGTTTCTATACGAAGTTTGGCTCTTTGAGTCTAAACAAAACTACAAAGTATTAACAAATGACTCAGATTTTTAAACCTAATATACATGGTTTTAAGGTTTTGACCCCGACTGGGTATCAAAACTTTACTGGGGTATCGCTAATGGGGTATCGCGCAACTATTAAACTTATTTTTGAGGATAATAAATTTATTGAGTGTACATCTGATCACAAAATTTATATTACACCAATAAAAGCAAAGCAAGCATGCAGAATTAAAATAGGTGAAACTGTGCAAACTAAAAGTGGTCCATTGCAGTTGATTAGCAAGCAAAAGTGTAATAAAAAAGTTCCAGTGTATGATTTGATTGGAGTAGACAACGGGGCTAGATTTTATGCGAATTCTATATTAGTTTCTAATTGTCAGCCTATTATCTTTGAAGAAACACTGATCAACGCAATGACATTGTCTAAGCTATCTGCTATAGATCCAGTGGATAAGTTAGGGCAAGTGCGATGGTATAAAAAACCTTCTCGTGGTAATACTTATGCCATTGGGATGGACCCAAGTTTAGGCACTGGTGGTGATTACTCTGCTATTGAGATTTATGAGCTACCTTCCTTTGAGCAAGTAGGAGAGTGGCAGCACAATAAAACCCCCATTCAAGGGCAAGTTAGAATATTGCGTGACATTATAAAATACATATACGATATTATCGGAACTGAAAACGATATTTACTACAGCATAGAGAACAATGGAGTTGGTGAAGCCACTCTAATGTCAATATCTGAAGTTGGTGAACAAAATATCAAAGGTATTTTCTTATCTGAAGGTGGTAAGAGCAGAAAAGGGTTTACCACTACACACAAATCTAAACTTACAGCATGCGCTAAGTTCAAGCAACTGATTGAAATGGGTAGATTAAAGATTAACAGCAAGAACTTGATCAGTGAGTTGAAGACGTTTGTTCGTGCAAACTTATCGTATGCGGCTAGAGTGGGGGATACAGATGATTTAGTATCCGCCTCACTCTTAGTAATACGCATAATGCAAACGCTTCAAAATTATAATTCTGAAATAGATAATCAAATGCGAGCTAACGACGATTTTGTCGCTCCTTTGCCATTCATTATGATTTAAAAAACAGATAAATAAGTAATACATCTGGAACTTTTATGCTTGACATTGACAAAATCGCAGCTTCATTATTTGAAAAAATACGCTCAAAGTTTGAGAATGTAAGTGTTGGCGACGAAAAAGCTAAAGCAACCACTGTGCCTGGTAAAGCAAGGTTTTTCAACTTTGACTATATAAGCAGTGATAATGCCAACTTTGGCAATATCAGTATCTCCATAGTTGACACAAAAGCACTTAAAGTGACTTACAGCCGCAGTATAAGCTCAGAATTAGACGACACACAAAAGCAAGAGTGGTATGATTTTCTTCGTGACCTTAGAATGTTCGCAAAACGTAATATGATGAGTTTCGTCCCACATGACATTAGTAGAAAAGGGCTTGGGTTAAAAGATTTGAAACAAATGTCTGACGAACACACCCCAGACGCTGCTGCATCAGTTTCAGAAAGCAAGTTATATGGTTCTACTAAGACAAGTTATGAATCAGTAGCACCTGGCACACGGCTTATTATCCGTCATTCAGCATCAGTTGACGAATCAGTTCATGGTGCTCGCAGCCGCAAGATACAATCTGTGTATGTAGAGGACGCTGAAGGGCAAAGGTTTAAAATGCCTACGAACAACTTAGCTGGGGCAAGGGCTATTGGGCAACACATTGCTCACGGCGGGCAAATATACGACGATTTTGGAAAACATACAAGCGGTCTTGTTCAAGAAATGGCAAAAATTAAAAAGTTTATCCAAGGCTCACGCAATAAAACGTTTGAAGATCATGAAGCATCAGAAATGGTAAACGCCGCCAAAGAACGGTATCACGAAATACACCGCATCCTTCATCACATTAAAGGGCCACGCGGATATGCCATGTATAAAGAATCGTGGACGCCTGGGCCCGAGTTAGATGATCAAGGCGATGTAGACATGGAATCATTGCGTGGAAAGTTTACGCAGAAAAAGTTTGATGACAGACTGGAAGAAGCACTTCCTTTCGTGTATCAAGCATACTCAAAATCAAAAGGTAAAAATATGCCGCAAATAACAACTGCTATAGATAAACAGGTAAACGAGTTTGCTCAAGTCTTGAGCAATCTTGAAGAAGGAACATGGGCATTGCCCAAGGATGAGCTTGAAATACAAAAACTTCAAGAACTAATGGCTAGCCCACTAATCGCAGGAATTGACGGAAACGATGCGTCCGCGGCATTATATGACATCTTGGGTGACGACATGCTATTTGATCATATTTACGATGCGTCAAAAGGTAGTCCAGAAATGGACGTTCGCCCAGTAGTGTATGACTGGTTGATGAAAAACATGCCAAGCGTTGGTGCGAAGATTGACGCTGAACTCAAGGGTGGCGGCGATGGTGATGATCCTGCAGCTGAAGAACCAGCACCAGATTCTGGCGAACAGCCACCACAACAACCAACGGAATCAGCAGTAAATCATAATAGTATGTTGGTTGACTTACGCAGATTATCTGGGATAAACTAAATAAATATATATTGGAGAACAAAAATGGCAGCAACAAACACAAAACTGACAGGCGCGGAATTTTTCCGCAAATATTCAGATATTATCAAAGAAGCTGAAGAACAGGTTGATGAGGCAGTGCGCGTATTTCCTGGCGGTTCTGACCAACCGGCACCAGCAAAAGGGTCAAGACCAACCGCTGATTATGAAAGAACCTCACTTGCTAGTCAAGTAAAACAAAATAGATCAAATAATCGCCAAGCAGATCCATCACGTATTAGCGGTACAGTTGGTCCTACTAAAGGTGCATCATCAAGTCAATGGGCGCGTCAAGATCAACCCGGCACTGCATCAAATAATGCACGGGCATTTAGCGGTCAGAAATAAGAACAACCCTCGGGATGGGAAGTAGATTGGGCGATTTCGGTCGCCCTTTCTTTTGGCTAAAATAAATGGTGAAATTACACTGATTTATTAGTCTTTTGTGTTGCGAAAGGATAAATATCTTTGTTACAATGACTTCATGCCGAAGATATTGTATCTAAGCAAACTTGAGACCATCTCTTATTTAATAAAGGAAAAACTATTATGGCAACAACTCTCGCTCAAATCCGGGCAAAACTCCAAGAACAAGAAGCAAAAGCATCTGGCTCCAAACCTGGCGTCTTTGGTGACGGCGCAACATACGCACATTGGAATATCAATGAAGGTGACATCGCACGTCTGCGATTCCTACCTGACGCTGACCCATCTAACAATTTTTTCTGGGTTGAAAAGGCAATGATTAAACTGGAATTCAATGGCATCATTGGACAGCCAGAATCAAAGAAAGTAATGGTACAGGTTCCTTGTATTGAAATGTGGCCAGACATGGGTCCGTGCCCAATCTTGTCGGAAGTACGTCCGTGGTTCAAGGATAAATCTCTTGAAGAACTGGGTCGTAAATATTGGAAAAAGCGTTCTTACTTGTTCCAAGGCTTTGTGCGTGAAAATCCTATAAAGGAAGAAAACACACCAGAAAATCCAATCCGCCGCTTCATGATTAGCCCGCAAATTTTTGCGTTGGTTAAGGGTGCGTTGATGGACCCAGAATTGGAAAACTTGCCAACTGACTACGACAACGGTCTTGACTTCACTGTAGTTAAGACAAGTAAGGGCGGTTACGCAGACTACAGCACCAGCAAATGGGCTCGTAAAGAAACTCCGTTGACAGTTGATGAAATGGAAGCAGTTGAAAAATATGGACTGTTTAACTTGGCTGAA